CCGCCTGCGGTGGAGACTTTGCGGCCATACTCGACCTGCCAGACGTAGGGGACATCCGCGCCATAGACGTATTTCCCCGGCCTGACGTCCGCTTTGGTATCGGAAATTACCTTCGCGCGTATGCCGCGACTCAGATGCCCACTTGCGCGCCCGCCGACCACATTCTTTCGCGGACTTGGAACGAGTCCACGTTTGATGTCGCCTTCCATTCCGTGCGCGACCTTCGTGATCGCTTTGCGACTCGCTGACGCAACAAGCTTGCGCAGGTCGCGATCGAAGATTGGTCCTCGCGATTCAAACGCAACCGTAAAGCCCACCGTCTCCGCCGCCATCAGAAGATGACTCCTTGATTCCACGAATGGCTCGCGAAGGGATCACAGTCGGCAAGGACTGCGCGCCTCTCCACTGTCGGTCGCGTCAGGACGATGCCTTCCGCGCTGACCTCTTCGGTCAGTCCGCCGTCCCGATCGCGCCAGCGAATGCGCGTGAGACTCAGCGCCGCTTGCGTCGCGGTCGGCGGGTAGATGTACGTCGCGACATCGGCGCCGCTCGTATGCGTCGCGGCGGTACTCCCGGCCACGCCACGCTCGACCGTCAGGGTCGTTCCGCTGATGCCGGAGACGAACAAGCGCTCGGTGTCGATCAACAAAGTATGACCCTCACTGATCGACGTGATGCTCGCCACCGAGATGGTCGTCGCGGTCGTTGACGTGATATTCGCATCGATCGTTGTCGGCGTAGCCGTCGACGTTTGCCAGCCCCATTCGCCAGTCAGGCTGAGCACCTTTTGGCCCGTCTCCCCCCAGGGGTTCGTCGCCGCGCCAGCGTCTTTCAGTTTCAAACCGTTGTACGGCTGATCGACAAAGGTTTCGGTATACGGCGTCAGGAGGTAATCGGTATTCTCGACCAGCGCTGATGAAGTCGCCCGATCCGTGCCGGAGTAGACGGTCGCCGACGAGAGCGAGAGCAGCCACGGCAACCCGCCGCGCGAAGCGCGTGCGCCGTCCCAGAGTCTCGGGCGCGGATCGTCGAGCAAGGAGCCGCTGCCTTCGTCGTACTCGATCGTCGCCGTGACCGGTCCAAACCGCCCTTGACGCCCGCAGTAGGTTTCGATTTCGAGCGTCGACAGCTCAAGCAAACGCAGGATCGTCGCGACGTCTCCGCTCCATGAGGAGCTATACGTCGACGTGGCGAGCCAGTCGCGGAAATTGCTGACGGTGGCCAGTACGTGCGCGACCATCGGTTACTTCTTTTTCTGGGGTGACTTCACCTTGGCTGGCTTGAAAAAGTCCTGGAACTTCTTCGCCTCGGCAGCGGAGAGCTCCAGCACTTCGCCGGGACGAAAACGACGTGGCGACGCCCCTTCGACATCCGACCCAATCGTTAGCGGTCGCGTGCAAACGTAGCTTGCCATATGGTTTCCTTTCTAAGTGGTGGGGTGAGTGACTTGCCGGCCACACCCAGGCGCAAACAAGCCACCCACCCCGTACTTTCTCTAACCCTTAGGCCTGGGTCATCTTCGAGAACGCTGTGGCGATCCCGAGTGCTGAGCCCGCGCGGAAGGTCACCTGGAACCCGGTCTGGTCCGATGCCCAGTACACGGACTCATTGCGGCTGACGGTGAAGCCCGCACGCTCGACCAGGTAGACCTGTTTGAAGTCTCCGACCAGCAGCGTGACGTTGGCAGTTGCGACGGAGTTATCCAGGCCATTCCCTGAGATGTCCGACTGGAGGTACGGACGCCCCAGCAGTGAATCGTTCGGCGATGCCGTCAACGCGGGAATCGCGTGAAGTCCGGCAGAGGTCGAACCGATGCCCGCAATCGCAGCGGCGACGCCGCTCCGGCTGACCCAGACAGCGTTGCCACGCCATTGACTGTCGAGGTTGAAGAGCGTCCCAGTGATGTCGAGGGCAACAATCGACGCCGCGTTGGCCGCCGTGTAGTTCCCGATACTGCCCGATTGCAACACCCCACCCCAGTGGCCGGTCCCATTCAGGATGTTGAGATCCAGGTAGCGCCCAGACGATTCCCGTGCCGCGGACGTGATCAGCGCAGGGATGTTTGACTGCGCATCGGCGAGCAATTCATTGCTCACCTGGATAATCGCTCCGCTCTTCTCCACGGTAAACGAGTACTGGCTGATGGTAGGGGTCACGGCAGATGGGGCGGTGCCCTCCGTCATGGCGGCCCAGGTCACGTCGCCAAAGCCTGGGATGTACCCGGCCTTGCCACTGACGCGGATCTGCGTGCAGTGCGGACGCAGCACGGCGCCAGGGGCCCCCGGATCGTGAATATCCCGGTCGATATACTCATCCGGAACGTAGTAACCGCCTGCGGAGTCGGTGCCCTCAGACATCGCCTTCACGAACATCGGGTCCGCGTTGATCTGCCACTCGGCGTCGGACTTCCAACCGCCGGTCATCCAATTCAGGAAGGCAGTGGAGTAGACGCGCGCTTCATCTTGCACGTCTTCGCCTGCGAGGCTGAGAATCTCGCGCGGCTGCGCCGCCGCCGGAAGGCCCTTGATCCATGTCGCGGGCCGGTAGTTGGACTTCCGCTTGTTCATCTGCGCGGACTGCTCGGCAGTCGTCCGCGTCTGCTCTTCGAGCGTCAGCGTCAGCGGGCGCGGAGACTCCGCGTCAAGCGACGTGGTAAGCTTCTTGATCTTTGCGGCAGCCGCGTCTTGCTGGTCTGCCGTACCGATCTGCGCCTCCGCCTCAGCGGAGAGTTTCTCGGCCTCTTCCAGGTTGCCCTCTTCGAGCGCCCCTTGGGCCTTGGCGATGAGACCCTGGGCCTCGTCGCGCATCTGGGTCGTACTCATTCGGAATCCTCTCGATCGTTCTTGTTCGATTCAGACTGCAACAGCCGCAGACGGGCGCGCAGGACAGACGCGGCGGCGCTGGTCGCGGCGGCGTTGTGTTGCGGGTCGGTCGTTGAGTGGCTGCTATCCGCGCTGTAGGTCGAGATGGGCTCGGGCGGCGGCGCTTCCGTGAGCCGCTCATATTCGGCGTGCGAGGAACACGGCATGAAATCCTCGCCCATCTCATGCACGCCCTCACAGCCGAGCTGGTCGGCGCGTGCGCGTGCTTCATCGATCGTGGTGAAGACGTCACCACCAAGGGGCTCTTTTAGCCAGGCGCTTTTTAGTTCCGGTGGCTCGCGATCCGCGTCGCGAATATGATCCGCGAGGTGGCGATAGATACCTGCGCGATCCGCGTCGGGAATATCTGCGCCACCCATACCGCCGTTGAGCACGGCAATGCCTGACGTACAGGCGATCACATTTGCGGCGCCGGTCGTCTCGGCGCGCGCAAACTCGTGGTGGGGGAACTTGTAACTGCTCTTGGTTTCTGCGTCAGCGCCCGCCTCGATAAAAGCGAACATGCGTCGGAAAGCGTCTGGGTCGTCGTCCGGCAACGCCGCCACCGCAGCGTCGCCCTCCCATGGCGTGTCCCATGCGGTCGTCGGCGTATCGTGCGGCGGAATCGCCGTCTTGGTCGTAAGACTCTTGACCGCCACGGTCGCCGTCGCGGGCGATGCGCCGCGCACGACCGCGCTGACCTCAACAAGATCGACGGACGCAATGTTCTGGATCGACTTGCCTTCCTCACGCGAGATCGTGATGGCTGACGGATCGACGTTGAAGCCGACCGACCATTCGGTCAGACTCCCAAAACGAATATCCGAGAACGCTTCCTGTCCGCGCTGCGTGTGGAGGTTGAGCTGCATGGTCGCGAGCAGGCCGGTACTGCCATCGTCGCGCCCGACCTCGATCGCGTCGACCATTTTCCCAATCGTCTGGCTCGGGTCATGCCCCCACAGCACGGTCACCGGATGCTGTGCGAGTTTTTGTGTCGTCTCACGAAACGCTCCCGTAAGGATGCGATCGCCATCGGCGTCGACAAGGCCCATCGTGTTGACAAACGCTTGGACAATTCCCTGATCCTCGTCAAGCAGCTTGAGGCTCGACAATTCGATCGCGTGCGCTTTGTGCAGAATCATCGGGCGTCCTTCGCTTGCAGTGTGATCCGTGCGTCGAGGTCGTGAATCAATGTTTCCCATGCCGCCGCGCGCTCGCGCGTCGGTGGTGCGACGACAGGGACCCAATCGAGCGTCCCATTGGGATGTTCGGTTTCATCCGCGGCTTCGTCTACCGTATAGATCCGCCCGTTTCGATCGCGGCACTTGTCATCCCAGCGGTCGCCGTCGATCGCCTGCACGCGATCCAACCCCGTCTCGGCGTAGTAGCCGAGCGTGCCCAAGTTTGTCGCGCGAGCGATCTCCGTGCGCGCAATCGTCGCCACCCGGTTGCGATCCATATCGCCAAGCACAGCGCGCAACCCGCGGAAGTCTTTGTGACCGTTGACAAGCTGGCTGACGGACTTCCCTTCCTCTAGGCCATGCTGCAACGTGCGCGCGATGCCTTGACGGGTGTAATCGTGAATCTCATCGGCGGCGCGTGCGACGTCATCCAGTCCGCGCTTGACGAGGATATTTTCCTCGCTGAAACTCGCGGTCGGCACGATGCCCGAGTCGGCGAGGTCGTCGAACGTGTTGACGAGTGTGACGCGGACGCTCGATTGCAAGACCGCCGCCAGCTCCTCCTTCAATCCATCAGGCACGAGATCCGTCAGATCGAACGGGTACTCCTTGGTGCTCTCAGCCGATCGTGCGAGATAGCGCCCAACCACGCCATCGATGCGCATCCGCAACGGCTTGAAATACTTCGCGCGCAGGCGTTTGGCTAATTCGTCGATCGCTTCTTGCTCGCGGCGGCGTGTCGCACGGATGAGCTCCGCTGCACGCGGGATCGGGATTTCATCGCCTTCGGCGATCAGCGCGCCCGGTGGCGATTGCTCCACCGGCACTTTCTGAATGACGCGCGCCGCTTCGAGCGCCCGCGTCGGCGCTTCGACTTCGACCTCTAAGGCATTTCCGGGCGTGAGGCGGACCTGTCCACCCGCGACCGAGTCTAGGTTCAAAATATCCCGCGCTTCGTTCAAGCTGATCACGCCACTCGTCCAGAGCATCTGCGCGCGCTCTGCGCGGACGGTTTGATCTTCTTGCCATGAGGACGCATTCGAGAAGTCCGGGTGGACGCGCACACCGCCGGAAAAGTTCGGCACCGCGACGATGCGGTTCAAAAACTCCGAGAA